TTCACTTCTGCCAATAATCCTATCGGTTTCTTTTTGATTATTCCGCCTTCATTCTGAATATCAGTTCCGCCAATATTGTCCTTGGCTTCGTATTCATTGATAGTCTGCAGCAATGCAGCCCTTTTTATCGCGCTCGGTATTTCTTCCTGAGAATATCCGCCCGTGTAATTAATAGAGTATTTCCCAGAAACTATATTATTCCGTTTAAGGACTATTCCTTGTTCTGCTTGCTCATAATCGTTCCATTCTGTAAGAACAGTATCCGTTCCGGCAATATTTTCTGTTACAGAGGCAATTGATACGATAGGCAATAACTTTAACGGGATAAAATTACCACCGTTTTGGTGTGTATAGTGATATTCAGTAGCAGTTTGGTTTTCGAGCACCCTGTTGAGATAAGATTCTATAGCATAATATACGCTCTCTCTTATCAACTGTAAATCTGGGACGAGAGCAATAGATGCTTCCTCGAACCCCAAATACGCTTTTAAATCTGAATATTCTACCAATTCAAGCATTATCTACCACCACATCAGGCTGTTCTGGGGTTTCAAGTTCATTCTCGAACACCCTCTTTGCCTTTTTCTCATTCAGAAGTTTTGATGCAAAGGGGGTGGGAAGGTCATAAATAACACCCTCCCGGAATAAAACATCCCCCTCTTCTACATCTTCAACCATTTTTATTTTCATTATACAGCGATTCTCTTTTTCATGGCGAGGGCTACCACACTGAATGTTGAGGCAGCTGTACCTACTGTTGCCACAAAATCAAGATACCTTGAAGTAGGGTTGTCAAGATATAGATATGCTGTACCAGCTTCTGTAATCTGAGTAATAGCCTTTCCAGTAATATCGGCATACGTGGAATCATCGTCCGAATCTTGCAGCTTGGCATCTATTGTACCAGAAGAGCCGATTGTACCAGCAGATATGTAGAAATGTATAGCTGAATACTTTGACATATCAATACTTGCGGTTGTAGGAGAGCCAACAGAATGCTCCTCGGCTGCAAGAACTTCAATGATATCTATATTATCTCTTATTGTATTTTGCATTTTTAATCCTTTATTGTTTATAGGAATAATTCTTATAAAAAGAAATTATTCCTTTATACTAAACCATTTATTTTCGCGTCTGCTCGGTCTATCCTGATTCTAATATATCCTTCAGAATCCTTTCTCCCCATGTGGCAGACTCTGTTCTTATGCAATTCCGCTATGTTACCCGATCTTGTTTCAACTCTTATTATCTGCTCATCTTCTTCAAGAATCTTGATGAAACAATCGTAGTAACACGTTTTTATGCAATCAATAGGCATTATGATGCTGCTACCTTTAGTACAGAGAATGCTTCGGGCATAATTACTTTCCCGGCTACTCTGCGTTTAAAGAGGAAAACAGTCTGATCATATTCAATATACCTGGATTCATCTCTTTTGACTGTCATGCCAGCACGATCTTTGAGTGCGTAGCCATATTTAAGTGAACCAAAAATCAACGGATAAGCACCAGCGCCAATATCAGGCATACCTTCAGCTATGAGCATAGGAAACCCGGCGAACACATTAGGCATTCCTGCCTGCGTACTTGGTTGCCAGTAATAATCACCATTATCATTTTTTCTTTTTCTGTATGCCATTTCTGTATCTGAATTACAAATATAAGCAGCGCCAGCATTCCTGTAATATTTCTTGATTTTTGTTTGAAGATCAAGCGCTGTGTCAATACCGTTCGGATCATTATCAGTAGAATCGTATATATCAGCAGCTATTCCGGTAATAACATTGTTGGCAAGAACAGTAGCATCTGTCAGTATCCCGTCGAACTCATTTGTGCCAGTTCCGACAACGATAGAATCATCCTCGGCTGGTGCCATTGCGAGAGGAACCATCCTTGAAAACCTGGACACGAGATCATATGCAGAATCATCAAGTGTATTATTATGCTCATAAAGGAAAACTCGCATATCAAATACCTGGGCTTTTTCAGCACCAGCACTTAGTTTTTCCTTAACCATTGGCACGTTAACTCCGGAACTACCCCATACTACTGTTGGGTGAGATATCCCAGGAAAATACACAGTATCTGTTCCAGTCTGTGAAACATCGCAGTATGGTCTCAATTCTGCTATCTGAAAGGCTTTTGTCAGAATTTCATTTGCCATATCATGGGGTATCCAGAAGCCCCCCTCCTTGTCAGAAAGTGTGCGCAGTTCCTTATATTCTTCTTTTTCTTCAGGAGTAAAATGCTCGAAGAAATCGTCGCGTCTGCAATATTTATCGAGCATCCTGTAATGCATTTCACGCTTTTCTTTCTCTGGATCTTCATTACTAATCTTAAAATCAGGTCTGCCAAGTCTGGTCTGGATATCTTCAAGTTCTTTTTCGATATCCTTAAGCTTTTCCAGCTTTACAGTTTCTTTGAGACGTTTCTGGATACCTGTAATAGCCTGGTTCATCTTTTCGGTTTTCTCTCTTACCTCGGAACTCGCACCATCAAGCCTGTTTTTGATCTCATCAATCTCTTTATCATTACTTTCCTTGAACTGGTTGAAAGTACTATGTACGGCATCAACTAATTCACGTTTTTCTTGTTCGTTTGCCATTTAGTCACCTATTTATATTAACAATTCCGTTTATATTTTTTCAAGCCATATATCTTTTAGTGATTTCTGGCTTGTTTCTTGCCACATGTCTTTCAGGGAACGAATATTCACAATATTAGCTTTTTCATTAGCTTCAAAAACAACCGGAGAAACCTCGAATAATTCTACTTTTTGAATCTGTCTGATACCAGTTTTGTTATATTTGTCCTTAATAGGAATAAACCCGAAACTGAAAGAATCAATATCCCCGTGCTGTATGTGAGAGAACGCTCGTTTCCCTACCTCTGTATCCAGGTTGAACTTGACCTTAACCCATGCGCCTATCTCATCTTCCCTTGCATCTAACACTTTTCCAGCAAGCTCGTTATGGTTCCAGAGCAATCTAACCTTCTTGGGCACACGTTTCTTGAACGTCTGCTTAAATGCGCCCCTGATAAATGTGCTATCGTAGGAGTCCACGGTATCCCATTTGGTTATATAAGCCTCGACAATACCCTGGTCATTATTACTTCTTAACTCATAACTATTATTATAGATTATTCCCTGTATAGGCATAATCAATCCTTTACTAAAAAGCTCTGCGAGCATCTGCAATTAACTCGATCACTCACATTCGCTTGATGATCGAGGGGGTATCTGGGCGGCATACCGGAATATTGCCTGGAATACCTGGAATGAATCGGAACAGTTTCCCCGTCCCTGTTCTTATGTTGTTCCCTTGTTTCAGCATTACTTGCAAGCCATTTCTTGTGTGTAGCCCCTGATAATTTTGCGCTCTCTATTTGACCGATACTGGAAGCAGTCCCGGCAGTTGTTCGAGCTATTCTCAACGCTCTCTCGTCGGAAAAAATTCCGGAATCCAGAATAGCTTGTTGCAACGTTGCAATTGGGTCACCGGTTTCTATATTTTCTCGAACTTTATCCATGATTATTTTTACAGTATCTTCAGATATCAACGAAAGATCTGTTAAGATCCAATTTTCAGCCTGGAGATAATCTTCTAATGCTGCTTGGAGATCATCTTCAATTTGTCTTTTTTCAACAACAATATCTTGTCCGAACTTCTGCCCAGAATCAAAATATATTTTCCTTAGAGTTTTCTCCCACAATTCAGAGTCTTTCTCGATTATTTTTTCGAATCCAAATTGATTTTGATATCCACGTTCTATTGCTTGCATTGTGCGTCTTTTTTGTCTCTCTAAGAGAAATCCTATCTTGCTAACATAGTTCTTTTTGATATAATTCTCAAGTTTATCAGCTTTTTGGTCTGCCGTCTCTCTTGTTTCTACGAGAGTGTACAGTTTTTTTTTCTTATCTATAGAGCGTTCATCCATTTCAGCACCAGTAGAAACCACCTTGTTTTTAGGATTCGACTCATCCCAACCATCAAATTCGTTTACTCCCAGTTCAAATAACCGGTTAATATTCTCAAATGGTACACCCATATCGTACAATTTAGACCCAGTGTCTACTTGTTCCAGGGTAGCCTGTCGGATAGCTGGTATCTTAGAAAAATCAGGAACAATCTTGTTGCCTTCCCCAAGTTCATCCCGGAATGCATGGTTCATGGCAGACGCGAAATCATCTACCTCTGGGATAATTGTCATGGTGTATAATATGAGGCTAGCAACATAGAAATTATTGTAAGTAGAAGCCTCATTACTGATAAGGGGAAGGGGAACTCCGAATGTAATTGCTATCTCTTCCTTATTTTTCTCTCTGGTAACATTGAAATCCATTTCCTTTGGAGTCATGGATAATTGCTGGTATTTCATGTTGTTGCCGAAAACAAGATATTTCTGACCATCTTTCAACTTCTTATTTACGGCGCTACTTACAGGCTCAAGGTCATCAAGAGTGCTATACTCACGATCTACCATAAAAACACCATTCACCCGACCATCATTCTGCGCTGCTTTCGCGTTGTATTCTTGTAATGCAACATCTTGATCAACTGCTTTGCTACATGCTTGCAGCGGAGAAACACCAACGACAGGATTCGCCGGGTCTATAAATTTATAGGGGATTACTTGCTCTGGTGGATAGATTATAGTATCAGGATTTTCTGGTAATACATATCCCTCGATAGACCTTTTGGCATCACTCGATACCTTGGCTTTTAATCGATCTGGAGATATAGCCCACAACTCAGTAGTTCTCGTGCCAACTTTTACGCGCCACAAATAGCCAATTCCTGCCAAGTTAGCCCACATTGATAACAATTGCTTCATATCTTGTGCAGGCATTTCGGGATTTGGGTAGTTAAGAAGCGATTCGATTGGATGGTTTTCGATCCTCTCACCATCCTTGTTAGCAACAAAGTAATTTACACTGGCAAATGCATCTGCTTTTATTTTCACACACCGATACACCCAAGAAGATTTCTTGTAACCTTCTTGAACAGCTTTTTCAACCCGGTAATCACCCCAAACAACCTCTTCCATTTTAGTAGTCCAGACCTCGGCAACCGCGAGGTTACGTCGGTCTGGTCTTGAGGAGGACACCAAGTCTTCTTTTTCAATTACAGGTAGTTGAGGAGATATGTCTATGTTTAAAAAACTATTATATGCCATAAAATTACTTAATTTAGTTAACTAACTTATATTGTAAAAAAAATGGTCAGGGAAGATGGATTTGAACCACCGACAAATGCTTCCAAAGCACCCATGTTACCAGACTACAACATTCCCTGATTAGCACACCAATATTTCTTGATCTTCCTTAAATTCAGTATAAATTCCATACCTTAAAGCATCACATGAATGGTCTGCCTGCTTAAGAGGCTTGTCTTCCCCTCTCTTCTGTGCTCGGTCATCCCATACGTAACTCTGATGCTCTTTTATCGTGTTTGCACAATTATGGAATATTGTCAAGTGTTTATTTTGTAATTTCTTAGAAACCAACTTAATTCCATCCAGAACTGAGTTGTCTGCTTTTCTTATTCTGAGATTTCTCTGTGCGCATTCGAGCAGAAAACTGCTTGCGCTGGGATCTATAATAATATGCCTGTAATTTGGAACATCCTTAACGAATTCAACGAGATCATCTACATATTCTCTGTCCGTTTTCTGTCTGTTCTGTATTTGCGAATCCCAGAAATACTCCTTACAAACACATATCTCTTCAGGTGAATTAAAGCCAAGAAGCACGAACACACAAGGATTGTGAGTACCATAATCAACTCCGACAATATAATTTTCATACCTTTTCTCTTCCTTAGTAACATGGATATCAGTATCAAACATATCATAGATAGCGCCCTCTGCCATCACCCAGAGACCATCTATAAACCTTTTATACCACAACCCAGTGTATTCCTTCTTCAGGTCTGCAACATATTGCGGGTCAAGAAACGTATTATCATCAATATGGAAATGAAACCGCTTGAGATTTAACTCGCCTTCACGTTGCAAATATTCAGTATTCAGATAATGATAAGGAGAATCGGGGTTAGTGGTACCAAAGAATTGAGAGCCACGAACGGATAACCTGGATAGCAGCATCTTAAAGAATGATTCGGCATACAGACTTATCTCATCTCCGTATGCCCCTGCGAACGTTCCACCTCGGATCTTAGTCTCTGCCCGTTCATCGTTGGCGCCATATCCCTTTAACTGATGCTTGCCTATGTATATCTCCTTGCCCTTATCAGCCCACCTAATAACATTTTCCCCGAAAATATCTTGCATAGGTTGGAGTACGTTCGTTCTCAAGGTATCCAAGGTTTTCCCCACCATTACCTTCAATCCGGGCGCGCCATAGTGCACATAATGAATCCAGTCAAAATACGTAGCATATGTCTTGCCAGAACGCACAGACCCATCCCAAATATTGAGACGTGCCGTTGAGTTTTTGATGGAATATAGCTGTTTAGGGTGGAACATCATTTCAATTTATGCAAGGCATCAATAAACTTATCGAACTGCTCTGCATCCTTGCTATCAGCTTGCTCGACTTTATCTGTCTGCCCTAAATACTGTTTGCCAAGCCATATAAGCATAGCGGTATTACCTTCATGTACCGCTTTTTTCCACTGTGCCCTACGCAGAGAGCTTTTGCCCCCTTCAGAATGTATTTTATAGAATTCTGCAAAAGTTATATCATATTTCTCTTTAACTCTACGGGATAATGTATCGGTAGATGTTTTAAGAAAACTCGCAATTTCAGATGCAGTGCATTGTATCTTGCATAACTC